TTGTTCATTCCCATTGGTGTGCCAATAAAGACACAGTAGCCTTTACGATCTGATAATGCTGGTCTAATTATTTCTGGAAACAACTTACTGTTTACGTTTGCGTACTCATCAATGACACATCCATCAAGGTATATACCTCTTAACCCATCTGGGGATTCCGAGCCTAGCAAGGTAATCCTAGCACCATTAGGTAGGTCTACACGTAGTTCTGTTTCGTTAAACTTGGTGTGGGGTATCTTGGCTGTAAACTGTTTCATGTAATCCCAAGCAATAGATTTTGCTTGTTTAAAGGTAGGTGCAATGTAGGCAAACCTAGGGTTCTTTAGTTTGGACAATAGTGCTGACCTAATTAGATGGTTGATCATGCAAACTGTTTTGCCAAATCTTCTATGGCATACTAATACATTCCATCTGTGTTTATCTATTTGTTTGTGCAAGTAGGCTTGATGCTTCCTTGGTGTGTAAGGTATTTTAATATCCATGTTTAATTCTTTTCTCCGAAAAACATATCTAGTGTATCATGTCGGATTTTGTACCAGATACAGGGTGGTAATCAAAACCCATATTGAGCATAGCATAGCTGATAAATAGATCGGCTGCTAGTTTGTTAGGAAAGCCATAAAACTTTAATATAACATTGTTTGTGCCTTCTTCTATGTAAGCAACTGAATCTAAATCGTCTGCACTAAAGTAATCCATATACTATATCTAGTGTATTTTAAAAAAAATAAAACAGAAAAGATGTGTGTGTATAAAGGTGTGGGTGGCTGTAAGGGTGTCCTCAAGTCCGGTGTTATATACATATAGAATCGGCGGGTGCGTTTGGGGGTATAGGGGGGTCTAATTTTTAAAAAAAGAGGGTCTTACTCTATAATATATACATTATAGATTAGCGATAAATCTGCGTTATCAGTAATAGTTATTAATTTATTTAATTGGTATTGTATATATAGGTCAGTAATACTGTCGCTTGTTATAACGTGAGAAAAAAAAATTTGTGTCTATGAATTGGAATAGGATCTTTTAATAACTTTCAACACCTAACACATTACATTAGAACAATTATAAACTGTAAATATACAACACCTGTTGCAATAATATCACACACAATAAATAATAAATCTTTTTTGTATATGCCTTATTCATGTCATAATTGTATGAAAATCATTGGCTATGTTAAAAAAAACAAATCAAATAAAGGAAACAATGAAAACAAAAAGCTATGACGTAATCACTAAAGCATTAAGTGATATACATGGAACTAAAATAAATAAAAAAGATCTTTATAAAAAGAATAATTATTTATTTGTAAATATAAAAAAACATAACACAATAGAAGTCTTTAACTATCCGATTAATGAATATTTTGAGCCATTAAATCATTTGTTTAATTGGTACAATAAAGACTTTCACGATTTAGTTGATAATGATGTAGATTTTAATCATCAATATTTAAAACTAAAAAAAGAACCAACAATTAAATATATAGCTAAAAACAACTAACAAAAAGGAAACTATGAAATATAAATATGATGAAATAAAATCTCATTTTGAGGATTTTATAAATGATGAAAATAATAAAGATTTTATTAAAGATAACATTGATGATTTACATCATGAAATTTTTAATACTGACTATTATATAATAGGAACTTATCAAGCTAAAAAATGGCTAGGTGATGAAGTGTTTAATATAATAGATTTTATTAAAGAATATGAAAATGACAATTTCGGTTCAGTAAATACTGATTTTAGTGATCCAGAAAAAGTGGTTAATATGTATGTATATATAATTGGTGAGGACATAGTATCAGATTATAGAAATCAATTAGAAAATGTTGCCTAATTATAGCCATATTTATTTATTAACTTTAATTAACTGAAAGGAAACACAATGAAAGTAGAGAACATAACAAGCAACAATGGGAACAAAATAGCAAATCAATTTGTTATTACTGATGATAATTATAATCAATATTTTCAATCTTATAATTCAATGATTGTAAAAAAAGATTGTAGTGGTTTAAAAAATAAAATATTTTTAGATCAAAAATATTGGAACTATAGCAATACCACAGGCAAATATAGAAATATATTTTTAGGTGAAACTATAACAGAAACAAAAAAGAAAATTAAATCTGGTGAGTATATCTTAACAGACTTAAACAAATAGAAAGCGAGAAATAAATGATGTTATTGTGGGATCTAAAAAATAAAAAAAAAGTTAAGTTTGACTTAATATGTAGTGATTTGAGTATAAAAAATATATTAAAAAATTTTTATGAATTAAAAAACTACAAACAATATAAAATAATAAACATAGAAAGCGAGGAATAGATGAAAGGTAAAATAAATAGATTAAAAGAAATAAGAATTGAACTTGATAAAATAACAGAAGATTGTTTTCAAGATCATTATCCTAGTTATATTTCAAATGGTTTGAGTACCGCTTTAAGTATAGTTAATGATAATCTAAAAGAATTAAGAAAGTATGAAAGTAAAAACAAAAAAGAAAGCGAGGAATAAATGACAAATAAACAACTAGAAAGTGAGATAATAAAAGCATTAGACATTGATGCTAATATTGATTGGACTTTTTCTGAAACATCACCAGAAGAAGAATTTAAAGAGTTAAAAAAATTTGTTAAAAGATTATTCAAAGAATATAGAGAGGAATAAATATGAGTGATGATAGTAGCTACAATAAACTAAATAAAACAATTAAAAACTTTAATGATTATTTGGCAAAAATAAAAAAAGAAGTAGATCTAAATGAACACAGTTTAGCCATACATTATGATTATGATATAGTACCTTTGCCAGATGATATAATTAATGAAGCAAACAGAAAGGATACTAAATGAAAAAAGAAATAGAAAGTTATGCAGTTGTATTAACTTGGAGATATAAAGATGGTACTTGGAATACTGAAACTTTAAATCAAGATGATTTGCCAGATAGTTTTTTAGATTATTTAAAAGAATATGAAAGAGTAGAAAATGAATAAACAACTACAACAAAGGGAAAAATAAAATGAAACAATATAATGTAAATAGAATACATTCAGACTTAAATAATTTTGATATGTATTTACAAGAACATTTTGAAAGAGTGTCTTATGATGATGACGCAGATGTAAATGCTTGTATTAAAGATATGAAATATGTATCTAAAAGATTAAAAAAATTAGATCGTATTGAGAAAGTATTAGGAATAAATGAATAAACAACTAACACAAAGGGAAAAATAAAATGAAAGTAAAAGATTTAATAAAACACTTAAAAAAACTACCTCAAAATGAAGTTGTTTATTATAGCGATAACAATGAATTTTTAGACATTGACGCAGTTGAACACAGTCCAAAAATACAAGATTATGAAGGTTTTGTAATTTTAGGGTTTGACGCAAAAAAACATGGTCAAATTATAAGAGGTAATGGTTTAGTAAGGAATATCAAATGAGGGTAGAAAATAAACAACTGAAGAATACTTCTTGCTTCGACAGAAGTAAGCTAACACAAAAACAAAATTTAGAAGAGCTTATGAGATTAACTCTCATAAACATTTTAAATGCAAAGGGTGTAATATACACCTATTATAAACAACAAGAAAGGGAAAACAATGCACATAGACAAATACATAATTCGTTCTATGGATTATACTTGGAAGAATGGAAAGCAAAGTAAAAATACTTCTGTTCAACAAGAAATGACATCAAAAGAATGTATAATGGATAAAACTTTTATCCAATTATTATCTGATCTTGATCAAGCATGGCATCAACATGGTACAGGTAAAGATTGTAAAATAGAAGTGACATTTGAGCCACACGAATATAAAAACGATTAATCTTTATTATCAGAGGGTATATCAACTATATCCTCTGATACATCAATCATATCACTTTGATTATCTTCCCAACTAATCTTAATTGATTGGTCAGTTTTAACATTTTGAACTTTATTATCCGAATATAGATCTGTTAGTTTGTTAGCCAAAAAAGTAATGAACTTTGTTTTTTCTCTGATCCATAGTATCTGATTAGGGTTTTCTATTTCTTGATATTGGAATACTTGTAAGAGTTTATCAATTAAAGTTTGAACACCATTTTTTCTAGCTTCAGTTATCCTCTCGTTTAGTTCCGGATTTTTTTTTAAGAAATGATAAAATTTCATCAAGCTGAACTCGTATTGTTTTTCCTCTAGTATTTCTGTAAGAGTTAAGCCTCTCGTGAGTTTTTCGCAAATTGTATCGGCTTGGTTGGTTGTTATCAATTCTGACTTTGACTTTGGTGTAATAGTATTCTTTGAGTTGGTCATCTGTATAGTTCCTAAATTGTTGTAGTTTGCTTAATTGTTTGATCCTTGTTTTATCTGTAAATTTGGGTTTTCTAAAGCCTTTGACATTTTGATAGCCATGATATTTACAGTAATATGTACCATTTGCAAGTTCATAACCTTTCATTCTACAAGGTATCAATTTACCCTCACGTCTTCCTGCTCTCGTAAAGCCTTGACAAAACACCTTACGCATTGGTCTTCCAACCATTACTTTTTAGGTCTCCCTTTATAATCAAGATTATTACGTTTATTAAACGCAACTTTTTCCCTATATCTTGGATTACTATTTTTTTTAATCTTGGTTAGTTCATTAATTATTTTTTGAGGATGTACATAGGTAGCCTTACTTTCACGATCCAATTCAGCTTTCTTCTCTTTAGCCAACTTTATATAGTATGGGTTATTAGTATCTGAATTAAGTTCTGTCAGGGGGAGCTTTGATAAGTTTAGTATCATACTATCTTTATCATTCCTATTATCTCTAATAATCTTTTCTATATTATTAATGTATATTGTTTCTTCTAATACTGCTCTTTTATATACATTAGAGTGATCAATTTTATACTTCTTATTCTTATTATTGTATATAATTGAGCTATCTGATTCAGTTTTAAGGAATAATTGGTTAATTTTATAGGTTTTACCGGATCTACCACGTACAGTTGATATAACGTGCAATTTTTCTAAAGTATCAAGGGTACGTCTGACAGTAATACGTGATAACTTGGTTTCTTTTACAACAGTTGAATAACGCAGACCACATTCATAGTTATTCTTTTTCCATGCGTGTTTCATTAAAGATAAATAGCAGTTCAAACAATTAGATTTTTTAGTACCGCTTAATTTATCAAGGTGTCCATAAAGTTTGTAAGTTATGTGTAAAAAAGCACGAGTATTATTCATGGGTGCAAAATTTCCTGTGATTGTGTTGGAGGTCTAGCAAGATAGATACCCATTGATCTTCATTCATTAGTTCAAACTCTGTCGGAGAGCTCGTTATTCGCTTGATTCGGAAAGTTAGGGTGGTGTCGGTCAGATTTTTGTAAAATACCAAAAAACAGGGTATATTTAGGCGACTAGCGACTATCTTTGACAGGGTTGTAGCCTTGTATTTTTGATTTTTGTCAAAACAGGTCTCAATTATAGCTAAAGGCTCGTAGCAACGTGGACAGCACTCAATACTGTCAATATCAATCATGGCAATGCCATTATATTTTCTATGCCAATCATTATAATCGCCATTAGAAAATGCGTAGGTTTGTCTAGCCATTAAGGAAGTTCCAAGTAGCATAAACTACAAAAAATAAAGCCAACACTTGTAGTTCCTTTGGTGCTTGTAAAAATATCTCAATCATCTTTACCCTTTCTATTTGTTTTTTATTATTATTATTTCGTTTTCTTTTTCTTCTATTATTCTCTCGTAGTCTAGCAACTGATTAGATAGTTTCTCAATGTGCTTTTTGTGTCGTTTGATTTCATCTTTACATTTTTTTAATTCTTCTGGACAGCCTATTTCATCAAACATTTTATCATTGGTCATTTTAATACCTCTATCTTTTTAACAACTGATCGTGGATAAACTGTGACAGTACCAACAGATAACTTGTCGCCATCATAATTAAATGATGTAAATATTTTTACTGTCTTTGTATCTTTAGAAAATAAATAACCTATATCTTCAC